CAGCCGCCGCGTCCCACCGACCCCGACTACAGCGTCCCGCTGCCGATCAGCCCTTCTCACCCGATCTATATCCCGGACCCCGGTGCGCCGGATAACAGCCTGCCATTGCCTCCTGGCGCGGTCTGGCCGCCGCTGCCGCCCGTTCTCGACGGGGGTGAGGTATTGGTTCTCGTTTGGATACCGGGCGTGGGCTGGCGTTGGACGGTCATTGATACGGGGTTGCAGCCGGAACATCCGATTGCGCAGCCAGTCTATCCGAGCCACCAGCCGGTGCCGCCGAGCGGTGAGCATCCCTCGCAGGGTCTGCCTCGCCCGCCGGGCCAGGGTCGTCCGCCGCGGCCGGATAATACCCTGCCGGGCAGCGGCGAGCGTCCCGACAACACCCTGCCGCCGACCGCGCAGCCGAAGACGTAGCCGGATCAGACGAGGCGAGGCGGGCTATTACCGGCCCGCCTCAACGACCTTCCGGTTCGTCCATTTAGTGTTGCGGTGATTGGTATGACGACCACTAACGAATGGCAACCTATCGAGACGGCGCCGAAGGACGGCAATGACATATTGTTGTGCCATGCGGGCGGTGACTCGATGGTCGTGGCCTTCTGGGACGAAGACGGCACCAAACTAGCGCGCTGGCAAACGGCCGACGGTGTAGCGTACCACGAAGACTGGCCCGGGCATTGGGTGGCCCTACCACCAGCGCCAGGACGCCAGTGAAGCTTCGTGAGTTTTGGGTGCAGCTCACTAGGGGAGAAAACTCGTGTGGAGGTTTGATATGAAGCACCTGTTAGCTGGCGCGGCAGTGGTTGCTCTGCTTGCCAGCATGCCGGCCAAGGCCGACACGATCATCACGTTTGGTCAGAATAGTGGTGCGAATACGATCACCGGCACCGGCGGTCTGACCGGCACCACGATCACCGGCAGCGATATCGCGGTGACTATTACTCAGATCGCCAGCGCCGATCCGACGCCGATCAGTGCCTTCTTCGACCTCAGCGCGGCTAATACAACGGGCGCTACGGTGACGGGCGGGGTTGTCGTAACGCAGCATTTCAGCGGCACGTTTTCGATCTGCTCGACAGCTTCGTGCGCCCCGGCCGACACGAACTATCTGAGCGGCGCCTTTACCGATGGGGCGATTGCGGTGATCGGTGGCACCCAGATCGTGATTGCGGCACAGGCGGCGGTGTTTGCCTCCGACACGATCACGACCCTTGATCTGCCGCGCGCTATTGGGTTCTCCCTGACCAACGTGGACCCGCCGGTAAGCGTGACCGCGTGTCCGGCCTGCGACACCGGCCAGACGATCGCCAGTTTTACCGCCAGCGTGGCGGGCAACGCGGCGGCCAATGCGGTGCCGGAGCCGGCTAGTTTGCTGTTGCTGGGCGGCAGCTTGTTAGGGATGGCGGGGGCGTTGGGGTGGCGCCGCCGGTTCAGCGCACCATGAAGGCAGCAGCACTCGCAGCAGCCGCGGTGCTGCTGCCAGCCATCGCTCTGGCGCAGAATGTGAGCGCCTTTGCCCCGGGCGGTCCGACCGTCACGCTGGCGGCGACGGCAGCCAGCGCCCGGGTCCAGGTGCAGCCGTCAAACAATAATAAGAGCATCCGGGTCTACAACGCCGGCACCGTGGCAGTCTTTATGACCTGCGGCGACAGCGCCGTGACCGCGTCAGCGGCGGCCGGGATGCCGATCGCCCCCGGCACGGTGGAGATCATCGGCTGCGCTCAGCCCTATGTCGCCGGTATCGCCGCCAGCGGTACTGCCAGCGTCTACCTGACGCCCGGCAACGGCATGTGATGCGCTACCGCCTGCTCATGACGGCACTGCTGGCGGCGTTGGCGATAGCCGGCGTGGCCCCGGTCGAGGCGCGGATGCACGCCGGGCCGAACATGCTGAGTGCCGGCCACCGGTTGCGGGCAACCATTGCGCCGCCGTTGGATGGGATCGCAACCCCGGCAGCCGCGGCTTACGGTTTTCGCCGGTTGCGCAGCGCTTATACTGGCCCAGCGGTTCGTTTGCGCCGCGCCGCCGACAACCTTGAGGCGGATATCGGGTTCACGGCTGCCGGTGACTTCAATATTGCGGCGGCGGCGGCGCACTGCACGTCGTCTTGTTTTGTCGTCACGCTGTACGACCAGAGCGGCAATACTAGGAACATCACCAATGCAGGCGCCGCCGGTCAACCGGCCTATATTGCTGATTGCGGTTTTGCCAAACCCTGCGCACGCACTTCCGCCGCCGGCATCGTTCTCAGCTCGGCCAGTGTTACCTGGGCCAGTGTCACCTCCTCGCTGTCGGCGGTGGCCCGGCGCGTCGCGGGACCGACGGTGACTTGTTATTTGATCGGCAAGAACACCAATTATTTGTACACCCAGACTTTGGCAAACACTTGGGTTGTTACGGATTTCACTTCTGCGAGCTTTGATCTCCCGGCAACCGACACGGTTTGGCACGCGGCGGTGGCGGTGATTATTGGCGGCGGCACGCCGGCGGTAGGGCGGGTAGACACGGTGGAGACGGTCGGGCCGGCACTGACCGGCACCGCGGCGGCGGGCACGGTCAATTTTCTGCAAGGTGCGGCGTCTGTCACTTGCGATGTATCGGAGGCGATGATCTGGGACGGTTACGCCCTGACCCTGCCCGAGCGGGCGACCCTGACCGCGGCGCAAAAAGCTTATTGGGGCTTTTGATGCGGCGGCTGGCTTTCCTCGCTTTCGCTCTGGCGCTGGCCTTGCCGGCGCAAGCCGACATGTATCAGGACAGCTCGAACGCCAAATTGCCCAACGCTCGCGTCAACCTCGGCGGCGGCAAGCCGGTGTCAGTCAAAGATTTCGGCGCCAAGGGCGATGCCCTGACCTTCGCCGATGGTGTAATGGTACAGGGCTCGACGACCTTGACCAGCGCTGGCGCTATCTTTACCGCAGCCGACGTTGGGAAAAAGATCCAGGTGGACGGCGCCGCCGGGTTGAATGCGGCGCCTTTGGCGACCACGATCAGCGCCTTTGTCGGGGCGCATCAGGTGACTTTGGCAGCGCCGGCAACAGTGGCGACGCCGCGGCAGTATTTCGCCACCGCCTTTGTCGGAACGCCGCGCTCTGCCGGCAATTATCAGCCGGGGGATGTGTTGCCGCTGATTGGCGGCACCTCGACAACACAAGCTGCCGCGACAGTGATCAACACCAAGCCGACAGTCAGCGCCATCGTTGCTGGCGGCTCAGGCGGCACCGCTGGCGCCTGCGTTGTGCAGGGCACTACCGGCACTGGCACCAGGTTCCGCCAGAATGTGACGATTGCCGCCGGCGCGATTACCGTGCTCGGTGCCTTTGTCGATGCGGGGCATTATTTCACCAACCCGACCAATCTGGCGGCCGAGCCGGTAACCAACGCGCCGGGCAATACCTGTGCGCCAACCGGCGCCACGGTTAGCCTGACGATGGGTGTCGAGATTGTGTATGCCTCGACCAAGGGTGATTACAGCGCGGTTCCGGCCAACCCGGTCGCCACGGGTGCGGGGAGCCTATCCGGTGCCACCGGCGCGACATTGAATGTCTTTGTCTGGAACCCGTCCGGGGCTTTTGTCTACGGCAGCGACGATAGCGCGCCACTCAAGGCGGCAATCGACGCAGCCCAGGCAGAATTTGCTCGAGGCCGGTCGAGTTATGTCTTTATCCCGACCGGCAGCTATCTGATCGATGCTACCGCGACGCCGTTGATGAAGTCTGGCTTGGGCATCGTCGGCGAGGGCAGCAAGAAGACTAATCTGATCCTCGGCGCCGCTTACGCTGGCGATCTGTTCTCTTGGTCGGAAGCGTGGGGTGCCTCGAGTGGTGCCTTTGCAGGCGCGGTCAGCCAGGTTAGCTCATACGCGGCTGGCCCGCGGGCCACCGGGTTTGCTGTTTGGGGCAACCGCAACGCTGCGGCGACGCAGAATGCTTTGGTATTCTACGACCGCAACGATCTGGTGCTGATAGACGATGTCGACGTGCAATACATCAACGGTCGGTGTTTTTACTCCGGAGCATTGCGAGATACCAGCATCGGGTTTATGCGGGAGAGCCGCATCGGTCATGTAAGGTGCTTCTCGACCGGTAGTTTGACCAGCCCGGTGTTTGAGTTTGTCTCGCACGGGAACGACGACGCGACCAACGAAATCACCCTTTCCGACATTGATATTTACGCCAATTACGGCGCCGGGTTTGTATTTCGTAACGCCGCGGTCAACGGGTCCGGCGGTATTCACATCGACCGCTTGCGGATCGAAGGATTGCAGTGGGCCAATATCCCGGTTGATTTGATGGTGCTTGGCGACCCGGTGATGACCGGGCAGGTTGCTGGTGTTACGGCAACAACATTGACCTTGCTCACCCCCTATCCCAATCAGGCGGCTTTGCGGGTGACTGCGCCCAATGTCGGGTTGGCGCCTTATTTTATCCGAGTGGAGAACGGCTCTATCGGAAGCGGGGTGCCATTGGGCTATGGCGTGTTCCTTGAACAAGGCCGTAATCTGAAGTTCCACTTTACCGATATCTATTCGTGGAATACCAATTTCACGATGGGGCCGCAGATGGGTGTGGTGACGCTCGACGGCGACGGTCGGGAACATGATTGGACTTATTCGCTATCCAATCCGGCGATCTTGAGCACGCCGATGCGTAAGACGGGTTACCCATGACCGGGTGAGGCGGGGACAAACAGGAGACGGGTTAATGGCACAGAGTGATACCGCGGCGTGGGCTGCACTCTTAGAGCGGGTGGAGAAATTGGAGAGCCGGGTTGAGGAGTTGTTTCAGGCCAAAGCCGGCCGGGACATGCAGCCGGAATTATACGGCGACCAGCCGGACCACACCCAAGAGCGGGCGGTATTGCGGCGTCCCGGACGCCCGCCGGGGTCGTAGTCGATGAGCGACGATTATGGCCTGCGGGGCTCGGCCTTTCTGGACAGCCCCCAGCGGGGCCGCGGCGGGCCGCAAAAGCGGGTGGAGATCGTTCAGGGGCTCGACCTTGACGATCTCGACGAAGACCACGTCAAGTCAGTCATCCGGCAGGAATTGGAGAGCGCGCTCGGCCGCGATGGCGGCACTCTCTCCCACGACCGGTTGCAGGCGCTCAGATATTACGAGGGCCAGCCGTTTGGCAACGAGGTCGAAGACGGCAGCCGATCGACTGTTGTCATGCGCACGGTATTGGAGGCGGTCGAGTGGGTCCTTCCGGCCCTGATCCGAATATTCACCGCCTCAGAAAAGATTTGCACGGTAGAGCCGCCGAGGCCGGGTACAGAACAACAGGCCAAGCAGGCCACCGAGTATCTGAACCATGTCTTTATGCGGGAGAACCAAGGGTTCTTGGTCCTGCACGATTGGTTTAAGGACGCCCTGTTGGAGCGCCTCGGCTGGGTCAAGTACTATTGGGACACCCAGAAAACCACCGAGACCGAGAGCTACACCGGACTGACAAAGGAGCAGTACGACGCGCTTCTGGGCAGTGACGAGGATGTCGAGGTCGTCAAATTGACGAAGTACCTCCAGGACATGGACGAGTTTAACCTCGACCGGCCGTATGTTCCGCCGCCGCCTCCCATGCCACCTCCGATGCCGGCAATGCCTCCGCCGCCGTCCGGAGCGCCTTCAGGGCTTCCAGGGCCGCCAGGGCCACCCGCGCCGCCGCCGGGTGTGGGTCAGCCAGGCATGCCGCCAGCAATTCTCGCAGCGCCGCCTCCGCCGCCAGCAGGGGCGCCAGCGGGACCGCCGCCGGCTGGCCCCGGTGGTATGCCGCCGGAGGCGATGATGTCCCTGATGGCGGCGATGCAGCAGCCGCCGGCGCCACCGCCTCCGGTTGAGCTTTACGATTGCACATTACGGGTCACCAGGGAGAACGGTCGTGTCACGATCGTCAACATACCACCCGAAGAGATCCTGTTCTCGCAGCGCAGCAAGCGCGGTGATATCCCGTTTATCAGCCACCGCCGTCGCTGGACGTACTCCGATTTGATCCAGCAGGGTTACGACGAGGAGTGCCTCGACCTGGTGCCGCAGGACGATAGCGGCGAGTATAATCTGGAGCGGGTAGAGCGCCACCAGGAGGACGATTACCCTTACCCTGATCGCCGCGACGCCGGGCGGGAGATCTGGGTCGAGGAGAGCTACGCCCGGTTCAGCCTCGACGAGGACGGCAAGACTACCGAGCTTTACAAGGTGATGACGGCCGGTAACGGGCTGATCATCCTGACAAAAGACGGGAAGCCCGCGGTCGAATGCGTCGACGAGCCCGGGTTTGTCTCGATCTGCCCGATACCGTCCAGCCATAAATTGGTGGGGCTCAGCCTCGCTGATCTGACGATGGATCTGCAGTTGATCAAGAGCACCTTGATTAGGCAGATGATCGACAACGCCTTCTTGTCCAACTGGCCGCGGATCGAGGTGGCGGACGATGGGGTCAACGAAAACACCTATGACGACCTCCTGACCCTGCGCCCCGGCGGTGTCGTCCGGTCCAGAAGGATCGGCTCAATCCAGCCGATGATGATCCCGTTTACCGCCGACAAGTCGTTCCCGCTGGTCGAATATCTCGACCAGACGCAAGAGGTCAGGACCGGCGTCGCTCGGCACAACCAGGGCATCAACCCGGACGATCTGAACAAGACCGCGACCGGTGTCAGTCTTCTCCAGCAGGCGGCGGCGCAACGGGTAGAGCTTTTTGCCCGGATCTTTGCCCACGGGGTCGAACAACTGATGCGCGGGGTGATGCGGCTGGTCCGCAAGCATCAGCAGCAGGAGCGAATTATCCGGGTGACCGGCGACTGGATGAGGGTCAACCCGCGCGAGTGGCGCGAAGACATGCCGCTGACGGTGAGTGTCGGCCTCGGCACCGGCAACCGCGACCAAATCTTGCAGCACCTGATGCAGATCATCCAGTTGCAGGGGACGATCGTGCAGCAGCAGCAGGGGGTTAGCGGCCCGCTGGTGTATCCGAGCAATGTCTATGATGCGCTAAAGGCCTTGCAGGAGAATGCCGGGTTTAAGTCCTCCTTTTTTGCCGACCCGTCACAAGGCCCGCCGCCGGGGACACCGCCGCCACCACCGAAGCCACCCGACCCGGCGATGGCGCAGGCGCAGGCCAAGATCCAGACCGAGCAGATGAAGGCGCAGAGCCAGATGCAGGCGATGCTGATCAAGGCGAAGGCCGCGGAGCAGCTTCTCGGCGAGAAGGCCAATGCCGAGGCGGCGATCCAGCAGCAGCGCTTGCAGCACGAGACGCAGCTCGCCCTGCTCAAGGCCAATCACGAGATGGAGATGGAGCGCACCCAGGCGCAGAACGATCTGGCGGTCGGGATGGCGCGGGTGAAGATCGAGGGCGAAGTGAAGCAAAAGGAAATCGAGCTGAAATATGCCGCCGGCGCCTATGACCAGCAGCCAAGAGTGCCGCCGGCCTCTAACGGGTCCGCCGCCTCGTGATGAACCTCAGCGATATCTGGAAAGCATCGAAACCGCCGCCGGAGAACAAGGGCGAGATCGGCGAGGAAGCCAGAAAGCTGCTCGACAACCCGGTATTGCAACTGGCCCTGGCCAGGGTCGAGGAGAAACTGGTCGCGACCTGGAAAACCACCGCCGCCGGCGAGGACGACGCTCGGGAGGCCGCTTATAACCTCTTGTGGGGCCTAAAGCAGTTCAAGGCGGAATTGGGCCTGATGATCGCCGAGGCCGGTATGGCCGCGCGGGAGAAACCTCAGAGGTGACGTATCTGGAGGCGATGCTGTTTGGCGCCATGATGGGGTTCGCGGCTGGGATGTTTTTCCTGGCGTCCCTTGCTGGGCTGCTGGCGGGGCTGCATGCCGGGTAGAAACATCTGGGGCCTGACCAACCGGCAATTGATGGTGCGGGCGCTGCGGCGGGTAGTGCAGGACGCGGAAGCCAGTGACTTTTATCCGAGTGTTCCCGGCCATGTGATCTCGTTCGAGACCCTGGACGAGATCCGCGCCATTCTCTCCGAGGTGGTGCGCAACAAGCGCCCGACTACGCCGCTGAAAGAGAGCAAGCGAATTTAACACCCCGCCAGCGTCGTGAGACGCCGGCTTATCCGATGGATGGAATGATGAGCGACGCCGGCCAGCAGGTCCCGGGCGAGAGCGCACACGCGCCCGCCGAGTGGTCCGAAGCGCAGGTCATGGAGGGCATTGAAGGCCTGCTCGATGACCGCCCCAAGCGCCCACAACAACCGAGACAACCGCAGCGCGCGTCAGACGTGCCGGCGGAAGCGGAGCAGCCGGATCCACAGGATCCGTTGCCTGGACCGGAGGACCCGGCCACCAGTGACGAGGAGGAGGCATACGAACCCGACACCGAACCCGTCCCAGAAGGAGATGATCGGGGCGAGGACGGCGAGGGCCATCAGAGTGTCGCACCGCCTGAGAGTTGGTTACGAGCAGACGACAAGGCTGTTTTTGCGCAGCTCCCACCCGAAGCCCAGGCGGTTATCGTCCGGCGGGAGAGCGAGCAAAATAAAGCCTTTACGGCAAAGACCCAGGAGATAGCCGAGCACCGCAAGGCGCTCGAAAGCACTTTCCATGAAATCAGTGCCGAACGCGACGCCTACGCCCGCAACCTCCAGCAATTGTTGTTTGTCGCTGCCCCCGAGGCACAGCGGTTTGCCAACATCGATTGGCAGCAACTGGCCCAGGAGCAGCCCGCCGAATATGTCAGGATGACTGCCGAACGGGATGCCATGCGCGGCCGGATCGGTGGCATTCAGCAGGAATTGCAGCGTGTTGCAGCCCATGCCGAACAGGCCCAGGCCCAGCAATTCGCGCAGATCCGGCAGGCGGAACAGCAGCGGCTGATCGAGGCTCTGCCCGATTTTGGGGACCAGGAAAAGGCCCCGAAAAAGGTCGCAGAGATGCGGTCCTGGCTAAATCAACGCGGCTTTTCCGACCAAGAAATCGGTCAAGTGGTCGATCACCGGGTGCTGCTGGTGGTCGATAAGGCGATGCAGGCCGATCGGGTCCA